ATCTTCGGCCAAAACATAATCTTCTGCCATATCTTCTGCTTTTTGGTAATCGGCAGTAACTTCTTTTTTAATTACCTTGTCATTAAGATAATAGACAATAGTATAATTGAAGTCTGCTCTTTCTACAATGGCTTTTTTATCACCATTCATAAATTTAGATAGTTCCATTATGCAATCATTCCTATAAATCGATTTAATACAACACGGTTAGATAACCTGTTACCGGCATACTTACTAAATGCAGACACCAGACCACGAGTAGTAGCATTTTGTTTGACATGAAATTCTACATCATCATCAGTATCTAGGCCTTCTGAACGGAGTAAATAATACTCATCAAAACCAGCATTGGTAATAATTTTATATTTCTCTTTACGAAACTCGGCTTTCAATTTCAAATGGTCACTAGCTCTAGGATAAAATGTGTGTGCAACACGGCCAAACTCACGACCAGACAATACATAGAAGCCAATCACATTACATTGTGTTCTTGCTTTTAACAATTTAATGTAGGCGGCCATTAATTCTGGACCATATGGTTCATAAACCTTTTGTTCATTTTTGGTAATTGGATCACGAATCACCAAAACTTTTTGTTTACCATATGAACTACCCGAATCTAAATCCGGATTATTATAACCAGATAGTTGTTTTTCTTTGCCATCGGTATGCGTATGTGAAAACAAAACATTTCTTACTGGATTGCCTTCACCATCGGTTAGAAATACCGTATTGACAATTTGTAACTTGTAGTTCTTTTGAAACTCAGGTATAATCTTCATAGCAGCAATCACGGCTTCATAGAGTGGTGTGCCACCAAGATGAAACCAATCTGGACGGCAAGCACGGGGTTCAGCACAACGAACCAGAGCAGAGCAAGCATAAGTGAATTCAGATGCAGCCATTTTGCTTGATAATAAATTCATTAATTTGAAACCATGCAAATCTAAATCCCCGGCTTTGAAATCAACACTATACTTGTCAGTATGTTCGGATGTGAAAGCATATACTTCATAAGGAATATTTACTTTCTTACAGAACATCACTAGATTGATTAATTGTTTAATAGTGTTCTCCATGTGGTCAGACATAGAACCAGACCAATCAAGAAACATAACCAAACCATGGGATTTACCTTCAGGCAGAGTAGTCATGCGTTTAAAAATATCTTCGGTAAATTGATAAGCATAAACTTTGTTTAGATTCAATTCACCAGTTTTAGAAATTGATGCACGTTTCTGTTGGTCGGCATTTTTGCGCAATTCAAATTCTTTGGCCAAATAACCAACAACTTTCTTGGCATCATTACGAATTTTCATAAAAGCAGTTGTATCGATACCAGAAATGTTGTATTTACCCAAATCATTTTTGTATTCAGTCCATAACTGTTTGTATGGAACGATAGCTTTTTTCAAATCGATATCATTGATGTTGCCATAGTAATAATGCCTATCACTTGATTCAAATAATTTACTTTCGTTTTGACGATATGATTTATCAGTCAAAGAATCAAATTCTTCTCCAGTGGTATCTCCACCTTCATGGCCAACTTGTTGTTCTTTGTAATCTTCATCAACTTCATCCATCGATTCATCGGCTTCAGAATTTGATTGTGAAAATTTCTCCATGGTGTCATCATCATAATCATCAGATTCTTCGTAACCTTCTGATTCAAACTCGCCATCAGGATCTTCTTCAAATTCAGGATTTTGCAATTTGCGTTGTTCGGCTTCTTCTTGCATATAAGCCATAACATCATATGCGAGCTTAATAACATCATCATAACTCTCGGTGTTCTCAATGCGATGTACCAATGTTTTTTCGATATCATTAAAACGAATACCTTGTGCGGCGCCGCCTTTTGTATAAAGATTAACACGGTCAATGAAATTCATATCATTGAGGTCTGTGCCATTTGTACCAAAGAAATCTTTCTCAATTAGTTCACGATAACCACGAACAAACGAGGAACGAATACCAGGATATTTGTTTTTGATTTTTCTTTCGATACGGGAATCTTCCAGCACATTCATAATACCCATTGGTATCTTTTCTTCATGTGCTTTCATCATACCATCTAGGGGAGTGTATAGTGCATGGCCAACTTCGTGACCTAGAAAAAGGTCATAGAGATAACCTGAGATGTTTTTATCGAGAATAGGAACGGTCAACACACGGTTCTTTACATCAAATGCGGCCGTGTTAGTATTACGCTGTTCGATAGTCAGATTTTCATTTGCCATTAGTTTGGCAAGTAACGATTTAGATTGAATTAGTTCCATAGATTCTCCGAGTTAATAATAGTATTATCTCATAAAAATCATCTACCGTCAAGCGGTAACTTTCATGCTGTTGTTTTTATACAACGCTCTGATCCGGTAAAGATTTTAGGTAGAGTTTTCCTTCTCTATATTCCATTTCGATGGCCTGTCCTTCTTTCCAATCATTATATTTTACAATTTCTTCCGGAAGAATTAAGATACCATCGCCTGTACCATCATTTGCATCAACAATTTTGGTAGAATAACTTTTATTGGTAATATTCTTTGCGTTTTTGGTAGTCATTCAAGTCTTTTTCCATATTTGTAAGAGTTGCCCACTTGCGAGTTACGATATCTAAACGTTTCCACGCAGGAATTTCATCATCATCTGCTTTGGCATCAAGCCAAATATAGTAAGAAGTGTCATTCATATTTTTTTCCTTCGTTTTTATCAAAAATTCGCTGCTCAATTGCAGCTACAAGCTCTTCGGCAAGATTCGGATTGAACTTTACCAAAAAATGAGCAACATCATCAGCTGGAATATGACGCAAATTATGCATAATTTCATCAATTCCTCTATGTATCTGTGTTTCTTCCCATTGTGTTAACATAATTTCTCACATTTCATAAAAAGTATTGCTCGGAATAATAAATTTGCCGTCTTTTTTTGCTTTTCCGAGCGTTTTAAGCAATTTTAACTCAATTTCAAGTTCTTCAGCCGACAAATTTTGCAAAAATTCTTCATAATCGTCCCAATCTTCATCACTCCAACCTTTAGGATTCATTTTTCATCATCTCCGCATGCTGGAAATTTCTTTTGCTTCAGCATCCGTGAAAACCGGCACAGCATTTGATTTGTGCATCGTAGCCACACCTTTCATTTTATTGCCGGTATACGAAAATGGAAGTTTTTTTGTGCAAGGTATAAAACCTGTATTTACGGACGCAAACCTAGGCGTTTCTCGGCCTGCAGGAATCTTAGGCAAAGGAACAGTTGCGGAAATATTCTTGGATTTTGTTTTACTGAAATTGGTAGACACCGAATTAATGGACAGTAGCCATTCTTCGTGCTGAAGTCTTTTTGCTTTTGAAACTTTCCGTTTTTTTGATTTTGGAATGTAACCGTGAATAATCATAATAATTCTCCAATGTAGAAGAACCATTATACTACGGAAATAAGTGAATGTCAATACACATGTTGTACGGAAACAACATTAATACCAATACCTTTATTTGAAACGGCAACATACCTACTTATACTAAAAATAATTAAAAATTTAGGTAATATTACTCTTTCTTACCTTGTGAAATTTTGAGTTCTTCAAAATCCTCATCTTCCCAATGTTTCATTTGTTTCTTTACTTCAGAATGTTCGCCTCTGCGCCTTTTACTATGTAAAAAGTTTTTGGCGTAAATGTAATCATCATTATAGTCTTGGTTCTTACGGAACTTACCTACAAATTTGGTCACTTGCAATCTCCTATTTCATGGTTTCAAACGTTATGCCTTTTATTTTAGTTTCCGGCATATTATGCATATCCTCTTGTGATATGTAAGTTATATCAGCATTAGGATAACAAATCTTTATAATTTTGAGAAGTTGGCAGACTGTGCCATCTGAATCATTGAATGTAAATACTTCATCAACATATTTTAAGCTTTTAATAATTTCTCTGCGTGTTTCATAAGTTTGTACAAAACCTCCGAGTGTCCACATCATCCACCAATCAGTATGGACGCCGACAATAAGGTGGTCGCCTCGATGGTGACATTTTTTAATATAATTTAATTCTTCAATAGATAGTGGATCAAAAGCACCGCAAATAACGACAATTCTCTCTTTTTCGTGCATTTAAGGTAATAGGTCTGGAAAAGCTTCCTTTACAAATTTATAATCTAGACCCCTTACACCTAAATCTTTACTTAAAATGCCAATCACAACTTCGGCTTCACGGGGCTCCAGTCTTTCTAACAACTGTAACAACAATTCTTTTCGTTTTTCTATAGTGAGTATTTCTGCATTAGGATGTCCTTTTTGGAACAAATATAATTTACGTAATTCAACTGATAATTGTGTTCCAGAAAGTCCAGGCAAAACATCCGTTGGCACTTCATAATCATCAGGCATTTCAGTTATTAACCATTGATGATTTGGATGAAAAGCCAATTGAAGTACCTGTACCAATGTAGTTGACAGATTTTTTTCAATTACTGCCATTCTGTCTTTTTTAGATGAAACCATTTCAAATTCATCAAATATTTCATATATACTTTTCATCAAAATTCCTCTATCACTTCCATTAAGTTTTTCAGCTTGTGTTCAATAAAATAATTTAACAACTTACCTTTAGCAGGTTTTGTTTCTTCATAGGTATTTATAATTTTTGTTTTGATTTCTGTGGGAATGAAAGTCAAATCAATTAAGGATTGATTACGAACAAAGTTGGTTTGGTCAGTTTCACTATACTTCTCCACTTGTTCATCTAGGTACTTATCTAATGTTTTCTGTGTGATTGGTTTCTGACGGAGGTCACGGACAAAGCAATCGGAAGGCGAAAAGATGTTGGGTATGCCATCGCCTTTATCTCCACGAATAATCTTCTCCTTGAGTTCCAATTTAGGGTTTTCCGATTTCACAAATTTCTTTTGTGATGGATTGTATTGTTTTACATTACTACCATATTGTTGCAATTGGAGAAAATCACCATCACTTGATAAAATCAAAATCTTTTGGTGTGGTGAATAGATTGGTACCAATGTGCCAATAATATCATCGGCTTCAGCACCTTCAACATCCAATACTTTATATGGAAAATTATCTTTGAGTTCTTGTTTTAGTTTACCGAGAATATCAAAAATTAAGTGCCAATCCAAGTCTGATTTATCACGGGTCTTTTTACGATTTGCTTTATAGAAAGGAAAAAACTCTTTACGCCAATATTTACGGTTATCACAACACAATACAATCTCACCATACTCCGTTTTGAAATTCTTTATGTGATTACGAATGATGTTTAACACCATATGACGAATTAGGCTTTCTTCCAACTTGCCTTTGTGGTTGGCAATTTGTGCCATAAGACCGGCAAGTAACACTTGATTTAAGTCAACGAGAATCATAACAAACTTTCAATAGTTTCCAATAGACCTATTGTATCAGGTTTTCATCAGTTTGTCAAACGTTTTTTGAATAAAGGCCTCAGATGTGGTGGTACGCTTTGCAAATATACCAAACCAATTTTGTGGTATTAAGTTTGAAATGTATTCATATGGATCGGCAAAGATGGCTTCAAATTTATCAACATCATACAATTTACCATCTTCATGTTCTTTGAATAAAATTACATGATATTCATCACCCATGGAATTACCGCCAATCTTTTCACCTGGGTTTTTGTATGTTGCGCCTTCAATATGTAAATCATCTTTCTTCTCGCCAGGCAAAAAGAAAATTGCATCATGGCCATCTTTACTAAATTCTTTTAAGAAGTCTAACATTCTAATCCTTTAATATGTGATTTTCTAACTCGTACCATTATCCATGTGTTATAGTAATCATCTGATTCCATTACACCACGAACAAACTGTTCTTTTGCTTCGAGATAACCACATACACCTTTAGATTTACATAAGTGTAATATTTCACGGACAAAATTTTCATGTCCGTATTGTAACACATCTTTCTGTAAGGTGTCACTACTTCCATAGTAAGTTTGCCAATTTGAACTGGCTTTATACCGTTTCTTTTTACCTTTGACTTGTTTGGTTTTGGCAGAATAAAAAAACTTTTTGCCTATGTATTTTTTACCATTCGTCAGATTAGTTATCTGATACACGAACCCGTAGTTATCACCAATCAAGTCTTCCGTAAAATCTTTACCATCATATTGCCAATTTAGTCCCATTCCTTAGTATCCAAATCATCGTCATCATCCTCTATATAGTCCTCGGATAATTCTTCGATTTGTTCACCGCAAAATGGGCAATGTTCTGGTAGTTCTTGTGAGACCATTTCTTCTATGAAAGAAACATTATAGGTCGATTCACAGTTTAGGCATTCACCTGATAATGATTTATTTGTCATTTAAATCCTTAATGAGCCCAAACATCACCCCAATTTCCTGATAGAGAACCTTTTGCATAATCAGTTGCTCTATTCTCAAAGAAATTTGTGTGTGTTGGTGCGTTAATCATTTCCTCCACCCATGGCAAAGGATTACGTTTCACTTTAAACTGACCTTTGAGTCCTAAAGAAATCAATCTACGGTCGGCAATATAACGAATATACTTTTTAACATCTTCAGCAGATAAATCTTCCATGGCACCCATTGCGAATGCCAAGTCAATAAACTTATCTTCTAATTCTACCATGCGTTCAGCAATGGTGTATAGTCTGCCTTTTAATTCATCGTTCCAGATTTCACGATTTTCTTCTATGTATGTACGGAATAATTTAATCATATTCTCAGTATGTTGTGTTTCATCAACAATAGACCAAGTAACAATCTGACCCATACCTTTCATCTTGCCGTGGCGTGGAAAGTTCAATAACATAATGAATGATGAGAACAGCTGCATACCCTCAGTAAATGCAGAGAATACGGCAATGTGTGTTGCTGTATTTTCTTTAGTGGTATTTTGACCAGAGATATTCATAACATAATCATGTTTCTCTTTCATCTCAGCATACGCCATAAATTCATTATAGGTCGTGTCTGGAAGACCCAAGGTTTCAATTAAGTGTGAGTATGCAGCGATGTGTAGTGCTTCTCTTGCTGCGAACCCCAAAAGCATCATCCTGATTTCTGGCTGTGGAAAATAAGGAAGATAATTATTAACATACCCGCCAGCAACGTCAATGTCTCCTTGGGTAAAGAATCGGAAGATATGTGTAAGAAATTGTTTTTCTTCTTTAGTGAGTTTTTTCTTCCAATCTTTAACATCTTCCAACATTGGAACTTCTGTGTGTAACCAATGAGATTGCTCATGCTTAAGCCATGCATCATAAGCCCAAGCATAATTAAAAGGTTTAAAATATGAACGTTCATCGGTCATCCTTGATTCTGTTTTTTTAATCATTATTCTCTTTACTGTTAAACGTTAAATGATGAGCCACAACCACAGGTACTTTTAACTTCTGGATTGGTTATGACAAATTGTGAATTAAATTTTTCTTCTTTATAATCTAATGTCGCTTCCATTAAATATTGTGCTGACATAGAATCAACAAATACTTTAACATCATCTTTTTCAATCACAAAATCATCTTCTTCTTGGGTTTCATCAAAACTAAACTCATATTGAAACCCCGAACAACCTCCACCTTTTACGGACATTCTTAATGCCATATTAGGATTCTTTTCTTCTACAATCAAATCTTTTATTTTACTAAATGCATTATCGGTTACAGTAATCATTTTATACCTTACATGAACATTTAAGTTCGTAATTTTTTATTGCTGCTTTAATAGCGTCTTCCGCAAGTATTGAGCAGTGGATCTTGACCGGAGGGAGTGCCAGTTCTTCCGCAATCTGAGAATTCTTAATTGTTCCTGCTTCGAGTAACGTCTTACCCTTGACCCACTCGGTAACCAAGGATGAACTTGCAATAGCAGAACCGCATCCATAAGTTTTAAATTTTGCATCGGTAATAATCCCATTTTTGACCTTAATTTGAAGTTTCATTACATCACCACAGGCAGGCGCTCCCACCATACCTGTGCCAACAGTTTCATCATTTGAATCCATTTTACCCACATTTCGTGGGTTTTCATAATGGTCTAAAACTTTTTCTGAATATGCCATTTATCCCTCACAAGCAATACAATCGTTACCTTGAGCAATTTGCTCCATATCTAATTCTTTAATTACTTGACGTTCAATCTTTTTAGATACCTTATCTGCCTTACCAATTTTCTCGGAACGGCAATAGTAAAGTGTTTTCAGTCCTTTTTTCCATGCCATAAAATGAATGGCGTGAATGTATTTAATGTGTGCATCTGGTCTAAAGAATAGATTCAATGATTGTGCTTGGTCGATATATTGTTGTCTATCAGAAGCCAAGTCAATCACCCAACGTTGGTCAATCTCCATTGATGTTTTAAATACATCCTTTGTTGCTTCATCTAGAATATCTAAATGTTGAATCGAACCATCGTTTGCAATAATGGAAGACCAAACATCATTATATTCATTTTCATCTTGTAGTTTCTCTTTGAGAATTTTATCCAACCAACGATTCTTGTTTAAGAAAGAACCTGATAGAGTGTCTTGTCTGTAAGCATTGGCACGATAAGGTTCAATACTTGGGCTAGTATTCCCCATGATAATAGAAGAAGAAGCGTTGGGAGCAATAGCCATGAGATGACTAAACCTAAAGCCTGTACCGATAGCATCAGGAGCTTCGCCTCGTTCTTTACCCAATTCCAAGTTAGCAACATTTAATTTCTCCCTAATATTTTTAAATATACGATTGTTAGCGACTTTTGCCATGACACCTTCAAAAGGAATGCCATTGCGCTGTAAATAAGCATGGAACCCAAGAGCACCGATACCAATAGAACGTTCTCTTTCGGCACTATACTTTGCACGAGCAATATCATTAGGAGCATTAGCAATGAAATAATTAAGGACGTTATCAAGCATTTCGGCAACGTCTTTAAGAAATAATGAGTTATCTTTCCATTCATCATAGTTCTCCAAGTTTAAAGAAGATAAACAACAGACGGCCGTTCTTTCTTCATTTGTCGGTAATATAATCTCAGAACAAAGATTTGATTGATGAACTTTTAACCCTTTATCTTTTAGCCAATGAGGTAATTCTTTATTACTAGTATCTATGAAGTGAACATAAGGTTCACCTGTATTCATACGAATTTCTAGTAACATTTGCCATAGATGTTTAGCAGATACAACTTCTCTTACTTCACCAGAATGTGGATCTTTTAATTCCCATGAATCATCTGCCTCAGGATCTAACATGCATTTTTCAATGATGGACATAAACTTATCATTGATGTTAATACCGTGATGTAGATTTAAACAGCGTTGATTGGGGTCGCCTGTTGGCTTCCTCATCTCTAAAAAAGGAATGATATCAGGATGAGATATATCAAGGTAAGCGGCATAAGAACCACGCCGAGTACGACCTTGGCGATAGGCAAGAGAACTCGCATCGTAAATCTTGAGGTGTGGTAATACGCCAGTAGACTTATCATCAGCAGCCCGGATACCAAAGCCAATACCCACGCCACCACCGAGCATAGAAAGCCAATTTGTTTCTGAGAGGTTATCAACTAATCCCTCCGCAGTATCTTCGATATAGTTGAGAAAACAAGATATAGGCATCCCACGCTTACTACGACCAAAACTAAGAATGGGAGTAGAATAAGAGAGCCAATGTTTACTAGAGTATTCGTATAATCTCTGTGTGTGTTGCTGATCGGTACCAAACGCTTTTGAAACGAATGCAAATCGCTGCTGGGGTGACGATTCGTCCTCTCGCATGTATGATTCTTGTAGTCTTTTAATTCCGAGTTCATCAAATAATTTATCTCTTTCTAAATCTATATTAACACCTAGGTATTCCATGTATTCGCCTTATTTTATTATTATGTTACAAATTCTTGAATCATTGGAAAAATCGGTTCAATTGCTTTTGCACAAGCTACTGCAATTTCACGATGTTCCTTTTGGGTACCTTTCTCGCTACGTAACTGTATATAGTGAACCCAAGACCTCAGAGTTCCATTCATATACAATTTTGAAATCGTAATGCCTTCAGGTAATACTGCACGGGCCTGCTCTTTTGCAATACCGTGATCTAGTGCCCAACGATATGCTCTTTCTGCTGCTACAATAACGTAATCTTGTTGTGTTTCCCAATTCAACTTTAAACCAACGTTATCCGTTTCAACACTATTTTGTCGGTTTTTCTCATCTTGTAATCTTGCTTCTTTAAATTCAAAACCCAAGTCTGCTACTGCATATCTTTGAGAAAACTCTTGGAATGAAAAGGAACGATGTCTTAGTATTTGTCTTGCTATATCTCTTGTAGTTTCAATTTCTAAACAAACATTCACCATTTCGAGTGGTGACCAGTGTTGATGCTTAATCAAATAACGGACTAACTTTTCAGCGGTGTCGTTATTGTCTTGATTTGATGGGTTTGAAACTCTAGCGGCATATGCTACTTGCTCCAGTAAGTTTTTACCATCTGTTCCTTGTGTGTATGATATTAATTTTACATTCATTATGTTTTTTTCCAACTCACAAACTCCATCTTTGCTCTAAGATTTACAAAGGTATTTTTACTTATAATATCTTGGATTTCATCTGGCGAAAAACCAGATAACACCATATCATTAACATCTTTTTCTTCAATCATTTCAGGCCATACAACAACATTAAAATGGTTATCTATGGCGTGTTCCATCTTAGAAACAATTTCTTTGTTACGTGGCTCATTGTCGAACACCAAAACCACCTTGGACTTGTCCAATACATCGGTAATCGATTCCAAATTAGAGTCTGCTGTTGCTATTGCATTCTCCAAGAACATTGAATCAATGGGTCCTTCTAACACATATATTAATTCTTCTTCATTGATTCTGTCAAGCCCAAATATTTTTTTATTATCATCATGTAATTTTAATGTGATGTAGCGTAGTTTCGATTCACCCAACGAGCGCCCCTGCACAGCCACGAGTTCTTTCTCTGCATTATAGAACGGGATGACAACTCGTTTGTCGTTTTTATGAAGGCCCTCTTTCTCAATCCCCAAACCTTGTATGAAGGTTGCGAAATCTTCCGCATAGTATAGTTGCGAGTGAAAGGTCTCTGGAATCCTTCGTTGTTGGACATAGACTTTAGCAAAATGCGTTTCTGGTAAAGAGTCGATTGATGGTAGTTCCAAAGACTTCTTGAATGTAGGGGCTTCCGCCTTGAATTCCTCAAATACCGGTTTAGGATAGTTGTTGTTTCCCGTATCTCCATTTTTATATCTTTCCAATTGATATTCTTTTAATAGCGATTCATCTACTTGCTTTAAGAAATTATAAAATGTGGTCGATGCGCCACAGTTATGGCACATATAAAAATAGTCATTCTTTTTGCGATAAACATATCCACGGGATTTTAGTTTGTTTTTTTGTGAGTCGCCACAAAGCGGACACCTGAAATTATAAAGGTCATCCTTCTTTTTGGTAAACCTTTGTAATTTAGGCGATACTTGTAACAGGAAATTCCTGTCGATAAAAATACTCATAATATAGAAACCAATTTAATTATTTAATGAACTTGCTTATTGTATCAGGATTTACGTGTGAAATCAACCATGAGATAGCAATAATACCACCGGCCAACATCCACTTCCATTTGAGTAAGGCATCCAGAGCATCTTTCTCTTGTTTGTTATGGTCACTCATATCTTTACGTAGAGATTTGAATTCTTCCATAATTTCTTTATTGGAAACTTCCATTTTGTCTAAAACGGTATCTATTCGCTGATGCATCTCTTTGATATCGGCTTCCGTTTCTAATCTACGATTGTCCATGTCGGTGTATACCTTTGCAATATGGCGGTCGTGTTGATCCACCAATTTTTCTATGACCTGATCCATTTTATTACAAAGAGAAGATAAAGTCAATACTTGTGTCTTTAAAACACCAATATCTACTTTGATGTCGGTATCACCAATATCTGCCATTTATTTTTTCTCAGGAACTGCTGTGCCTTCTAACTTCTTATGCACTTTGATTTCTTTACAAACTTCTTTTTCTTTACCTGTTTTTGGATCTTTTTGTGTTACACAGGCTTTCTTTGTTTCAGCTGCTTGTGCCGTATTAACAGTAGTAAATGCTACCATTACAGCAATAAAAGTCCATGCAAATGTATTAAATAATTTCATTTTTTCCTCTTTTGAATAATTTGATTTACAAGATTGTCATTGTCCTCTGACTGATTCATTTTCTTCACTAATGATTCAGCAAAGACATCTGGTGCGGCCACAGGATGTTGTGTGCAAACAGAAGGGTTGCTTTGACCAGCTTCTGTTAAGAATTCGGTGCCATGTTTAATTTGACCGATAGGACACTTACACTCGGCAGTAGGTGATCCATTAATTGTTTTTCCAATGGTGCAAATCATACTCCAGCAATTTGTTGATCCTTGTGCAAATTGTCCAGAGCAAGCTTGAACTGATGCTCTAGTTGCAGATTTTGGAGTAGTTACAAAATTGCTAGCTTCTTGTGGATAATATACTTTTGGTGCAAATAAACTCCACACTTGACCTGTTGGAGCTGCACAAGATCCTTTCATATTGCCACCAGTCAAATCAGCAATTGCTTTTCCTTTTAGAATAGGACAGGTACAAATAACTTCTGGCCAAGATTTGCCATCATTAGTTTGAATTTTATTACCTGTAAGTTTACAAGTAGAAGCTGCACAAAGAGCATAATCACCATCACACAAGGCAATCGTAGGGGTAGGTGTTTGTGCAAAAGTTAAACCACTAACAAACATCAATAAAGACAAACATAATTTTTTCATTTTTCTTCCTTTTTAGCAAATTTTTCTGAAGCGGTGAAACCTAATCCTGCAATCACCAAGTATATCATTGAATCAAATAGTGATGGAGTCATTTTATAACCATGTATGTCAGCAACAAAACCATAAACACATACAATAAATGCCAGTAGTGTTATAACTCTTTTGCTACTGACGGTACCATTATGGCCATCAGAGAGCATACTATTTAACCAGTTCATAGTTCAGGCTGCGGTGGTTGAGCAGGCATTGGTTTGCCTGTTGAACTCATCATTACTGAAGGACTAAATGTTGGCGTTCCAGTAAATTGATTTGTATTACCACCAAACGAACCAGTAAATTGTGATGTATTTCCACCAAAGCTTGTTGATGGGCTTGGTGTGGTTGGTGCAGGTGATACTGGTGTTGGTCGTGTTGCGGCTTGTAGTGCCATCTTCTGTGCATCTTTATCACCACCAGCCAACATGATACCAGACAATGTACCGGTTAAGAATGTGGCAATAGGAATAATCAACTCAAAGAACTTTTGGTCGATAGGTGAAATGGCGTTGAGTGGCTGTGTTACAAAAATCAAAGAGTATAACACAACAAATACAATACCAAATAATGTAAGTGCTAAACAGATACCAATAAAAAACTTCAGGCGAGCCATTAATTGCTCTTCGGTGTACATAAAAGTTTCTGGTTTCTTTTCTTCTTTATTAAAAATATTCAAGTTCATTTGCAATTCGCTCCAGTTGTTGGCGTTATTGGTGTTGGTGTATTTTGTGCAATGGGTTTAGTTCCATCTGGTCCCAAGCGTGGGTCATTTTGACCCTTAAAAATGTGTTGAGGACAAGTCCTTGTTACATCACAATATGGCAACTTGCACATATCTTTGTCCCAATTTGCTGGGTCTTGGCATGGGTAACGAAACTTATCGCCACTAAAATATGCCAATGTCAATGGAAGCAATAATAAAATAATTAGGCCTTTGGCTAATCTTTTATCATTCATTAGTGAACTCCTAATACATGAAGTGCGTGTTCATAATGTTTAATTCTATCTTCAAGTCCAATGGTACCACCATTGATACGCTTTGTTAATGTTAGTATGTCGCCTTTGTCTGCCCATTGGTTGAGATTATTTGTTTCCCAAAACCAGCAAGCAGATTGAGCAGCACCTTCAAATGTTTGTAGATATTCAGATGCTTGTTCAACAGGTACTTCAATTGAAGCAGCAAACCAAGAATAGTTTTCTTTACCTGTTAATTGAATTAAACCACGACCACAGTAACGAAAACCATCACCAGAGGCCTCATCGCCATTACCCATACGATTAGCATAGATACGATTTGCAATTGCTTCTTGTTTGTTTGGTTTGTTTGCATACTCATTGGCCAACTCATCTGTTGGAAAATACTTAGCAAATAGTTTGCGTAATGTAGGTGCTTTGTAATTTAGGTTCTCTTTGAGAAATACAAAATTACCAGATTCGTGAGCGCATTGTGCTATGAAGGCTGCAATACGTTGTGGTGTATTGATACCATAGTCAGGTAACAATTGTGACAAGGCATTGTGCCATTGGTCGATGTAGGGGTTCTTTGGAAGCAATTGCTTCAGTTGTTCTTTTGTAAGTTCCATTTTAAGCCGCCAGAGAAGCAACAGTAATTGCTGCGTTGATAATTAAATTTAATTGTTCTTTTAGTGCCAATCCTTCAGCATCATCATTGATGCCTTCCATGATATTGATGCCACTTAATAATTGCATATGTTCTTCTTTTGATATTTGACCAGAATCAGCCATGGCTTTATACTGGTCAACTAATGTTTGTAGTTCTTGTGGGTTCATCTTGGTTTGCTCCCTAATACGTGCTGAATGGTGTCAGCAGATTTAACAACTTGTTGTAATTTTGCTTTACAGAATATAGGTGAAATCTTTTCTGCTTTATTAAAATAATCTCTTGTATCTTTTGTCAATGTCAATAACTTGGTTGACATATTATCAGCATCTTTGTTTCGTGGTATATGAGTTGTAAAATTCTTAAATTCTAATGCTTTGATATACAATTCATTTACCTGTGTAACAACTAGTATATGGTTACCACAATTTTCTTCAGCAACTTGTGCCTTTGTTTTAATATCATTAACAATAAAGTATTCGTTAGTGTCATACTTGGCCATAAAGTAGGCATCAAATACTGTACAGCCACTCAGTAATACAACAAAGGTTAAAGGAATTAATTTTTTCATTTTACATTATCAAATATTTGTTTCTGTTGTTTATACCATAACTGCCATGCATTGTATCTATCTTGTAACTCATAATACAGTCCATAATTCTCATTAGCATTTTGTAACAGGTCTGTTAATGTCTTTTTATTCTCACTTAGAGGCTTTAGAACCGGAGCGGGCTCCATTAGCACTTGAGGAGCCTCTGGAAATTTTTGGCTCAATGGCACGGTTGTAGAGCACCCAAGCATCATCAGACAACTTGCACTCAGCATTAATAGCTTGCCTCTTTGCCTCAATGTCTTTATCATTTCTATTCACCTTCTCTTTAATCAACTCTTTATTTTTACTAACTTCACTTGCCAATTTTTCATTGACCTTTGCAGATTTAACTTCTGCTTCTTTTATCTTTGCTTGCATTTCGGCTATTCTAGCACGATATGACATTTCTGTGGCATATCCTCCTTCAAAGAATACGCCTACAACTAATAACACTATACCCAATTGTCTGCCAACCAAAGCGTATGGTTGAATTACAGGTATAAATTTAACCAATGAACCTATAAATGTTAAAACGAGTCCGAGAATAACTAGACCGTGTATTGCCCATTGTAAAATCCAATCAGGTATGAATGACAAGAACCACATTGTTTATGCCTTTATTGTTTTTCTCCGAAATGACATGAGTACTGGAGTTTTTTTCTTTTTTAAATTGACACCAGGTTCGCCACCTTTACCACCAGTACCGGCAATAGCACCAGAGCTAACTACATTTGTGGGACCAGCTGACATAGCACCGCCACCCATTCCATCTTCAGCCACCGTTTCTTCTGGTACACAATTGGGCACCATACGATTACCTTTTTTCTTCATACCCTTAGCTGTATAACCTGTCCAACAAGCTTCTGTGCGAACATTAATTGGTGCACCACGGCGTTCTGGATTTGGATCTTCTCTACGCTTTCTTTGAGCAGCAGAAGCACGAGCTTCTTTACCAATTGCATGAGCTTTGGCCTGAGGTAGACATTTTGGTTTACCTTCGCCTGGTTCTCTTGCACAGTCACCTTTGATGTTGCCTTTGGTGTCCATACGAACCCACTTCTGTTTAAACCATTTGCGTAAATCTTCACCGAGATGTTGTTTAAAAGTTTTCATTTTTCACCTAACATGCCTTGATGTAATTTATTTAGATGGTGTTTTACTATTTTTGTTTGGGCTTCTATTTCACCATCTAAAGCATTTCTTTCGTCAGTAGTTAATGGACTTTTTAATTTGTGCTTAAGGTGATTCAGTTCATCTTGTTGTTTCATAAACTGGCTAAATGTTAGTATATTGTATGTCATATTTTTAGTAGTATCTCTGCGATATTAATTTCGACTGGTATTTCAGCTGAATAAATGTTTTTTCCTTTAATACCTCTTACAACTTCAGGCATTATATTTAAATAACATAAAAATGTTTTCAATATATCATAATCTCTTTCATCTATTCTATAAAATAATATTCTTGCTGTAGGCTCTAGGCCAAAAACATTATTCAATAGAATGATGTGATTTAAAATCAATCGTTCCTTTAAAGACTTTGAAACTTTATATCTACGAAACAATCGTTTTAAATATTTTGTTCGTTTGATATCTCCTTCAAATTCTGACATTAAACAATTAGGTGTCGTATAACACTTCATCGCATACATCATAAAGTTGTCATCATTTAAATCATCAAACATTATTATCTTTCAGATGAAAATGGGAGCCGTAGCTCCCATCTTTAATAAAATCAAAAAACTTTAATTACAGACCACCGTAAATAGCGTTGGCGCTAGTATTGGCAGAACTTGTATTGGAAGCAGTTGGATTTGCCAAGGCAACCAAAGTTTCTTTTAAGAAACGAATTGTGCCGTCATTATTAATCTTACGAGTGATACGGTTCCAACCAGCATTTACAGAACCAAGTTTTGTATTGGCTACGTTTGAGCCACCAGCATTCGTTGTACCTTGTGTATTGGCCATACGACTTGATGTGACCAAAATTGTATCGTTGGCCGCATTAATGTCTGGATTATTTGTTTTATCCAATCCTGTTGCAAAATAAACTCGTTTGCTTGGTCCATATACACCAGACACATTATTTGTTAGTGTGACGGTGTTGCCAGAAACAGCAGCAACAGAGTTATTTGAACGCCAGTAACCAATATCATTCTGATCAAAGAATGACAAGTCTTTGGCTACCCTAGAGATTGCATTGTTTGCATCTTCTCCGCCATAAACATACAAACCAGCAGTAATGGTGGCAGGTACACTTTCTGTGAACCAAACTTTATTTCCTGATAGAACTGCATTTGTAGTAACTAAACTTCCGACAACCACGGTTTCACGTAGTGTTGGAAAGTGCGGCTCGTTATTGGCCGAATCTGTATTTCCCCATAATGGCATTTTTTTCTCCTTTTAACCTCGGGTTATGGTGTATTTATCTTTATTTAAGCTGGTGATTTCTTTGGATTACCTTTATCAAAGGTATCTGGACGATCCGGACGATTCTTCATGGCCGGATCAATTTCTACCATATCTCTTTTTTGGCCTGTTAGAGTTTTACCTCCAGCCATCACAGCACGAGCTTCTGGTTTGTTTTCACCAACGTTATCTTTCTTATCTGTCATATCTAACTTTGGTTTTTTTCCATACGGCTGTACTGATTTATCATCTTTTTCAAAATCGTACATATCTTCTTTTATACTTTTGCGCTTATATATGGACTTAATAATTCTTGCGGATTTGGTCATTTCACGCTTTTTCATATCCGTGTCATTTGTGGTATTGGCACCATCAAAAGGCATTTGTGTAGCGGCCTGTGAGTCCTGAAAAGCATCTTCTTTCATCTTCAATTCATCTTTTCTTTTACCAAAGGTGTTATGAACTAAAGTATCTAACTTCTTATGAAATTGGGTTTCTTTTGTTTTACTTACACCAACAGCCTCAGATGTTGGTTTATAACCAGATAAACGGTCTAAGGCCCTATTCCAACTTTTGCTACTAGTTTTAATTTTTTTATTGTGGTCTTTTCTACTCATACCTGGTTTTTTCTCAGGCACAACTGGTTGTTGTTTTAACCAAGAGAATACTGTGGACTTTTTGAGTTCATCAATCTGTTCAACTTCTTCATCAATACCACTTCCATGAAATTTATGAGCAATGTGCATGGCCAATTTTTCATGTTTTTCTTTTGGTACATTGGTACTGCTTAAATAACTTAAAGCTGACTGGTGAACTTTATTATCATCACCAGCATCACTATTATAAGGAGCATGCTCTGAGTTTGTCCATTGATCAAAATGATGGTCGACTTCTGACTTTGAAACTTCATTAATAGTTTCTTCTTTGTTTAGTTGTTTTTCTAAACGGTCAATAGAAGCAGTCATGCCAGAACCATCTTTGGATTGTTTCTTTTCAAACTCATTATGTTTCTTTTCCCGCTCATCTGCGGCTTTACGCCATTTATCTAAAGCTGTTAGTTTTGGTTTTTTGGCTTCGTTTACTTTTTCATTATTGCTTGTCATATAGTTTGCAACAGTATCAATATAATCGGTTGCAAGAGTTACTTTTGATTGAACCCAAGCAGGTACTTGCATATCTGGTTTTTTAATTACTGGTTTTAACATTTCAACAGAACGAGCAATTTGGTCCAACTGATTGAGTATCATACTTCCTTCATCATCTAATTGTTTACCCATTGCAATAGCAACATGGTCCTCTTTGACTTCAACTTCTTCTCTTGCAAATCGCTCAATGTGGTCAGATTTCCATTTTGCATATTCTGATGATTTGGCATGAGCAATCTTGGTATCTCTTGTGACGAATTTAGGATTGACACCTCTTGAATTAAGATATCGTGCCAGTAACTCAGTTTCAGTTGCTTCAGTTACATTGTATTTGGCTGCCCATGGATTAGATGGATCTGTGCCAAATGTGGGATTAGACACGGGATTTTTCTTAATGATATCTTTAATTTTTTTTACTTGCATTTTTTACTCTCGGAAGTTCCGCCAGCTTTACCTAACATCATTTCTGATTTAATTTTAGTTTTGTCTTGTACTTTTTTAAAAGCTTGTTGAGCTAAATTTCTAGCACGGCTCATTGGAGAATGAACTGCACCAGATTTATCGGTTACTGTTGCCGGCATTTTTTTCCATCCAGAAGTACCAGCAATAGTTGCTTCTTTAAATGTGTTTGGCTTGCCATATTTTGGATCCAAATTATCAGTTTTTTCAACTTCACCAACAGGTTTTGCTTTGATAGAAGATGATGACGGTGTTTCATCTGGTTCTTGTAAAGGAACTTTTTGTGGATTTCCGTTTCCTTCTTTATCTATAGGATTAACTCTTGTTTTAAAAGATTTAAAGCTATTTGATCTGCCACCAGGCATACGACCAGCCAATGTATCTGTTGTTATGGCATCATCAGAACCTTCATAGGCTTCTTTTTGTGCGCCATAATAAGCACCAAGAGCCATCTTCTTACGTTCTGCTTTAGATTTACCATCAAATTTAGGATTATTTGAGTGAACAAAATCGTGAATCCAATCACCAGCAGAAGCAT